CCATCGGTGGCGTCGACGTGATCGTAGGAAATGGCGCGAGCGGCGTTCGTGGTACTCGTGCCGTCGTTGTCGTATGCCTCATAGCTGCCTGAGCCGGTGTTCAGCGCGAGCACCTGCCCCGGAACCCATACCTCGCCTTCGGCCGCGGTGACGATATCGCGCGAGCGGAAATCGTTCGCTTCCGAGACGATGTATTCCCCGCGGCGCTTGCCTTCGGTCTTTGGTGTTGCCATCTCGATTCTCCTAACGTTTGCTCATACACTTTTTGCGGTCACACGGAGGTGATGCCCGCGGGGGAAAAACTAGCGCGCTTGCTTCGCCTTGTACTTCTCGACGGCTTGGCTCCAAGGGCGTTTGCCGGAGTTGTCGCCGCCACCGTTCGGGTTCTGTTCGCCGCCGTGGTTCACCGCTTGGGTGGCTTGCGCGCGCAGTCCTTCGACGGTGCCGCCGCGTTCCTTGGCTGCCTTGGTTTGAGCGACCGCGAAGTCGCCCGGGGATTGACCCTTCGCAATCGCTTCGGCTGCCATCGCCTCGAAGCCGGCAAGCGTGATTGCATGGATGCCTGAAATGCGCGTGCGTTCGGCATTCACCGATTCGGTGCGCGCGGCTTCGGCAGCGGCGTGACTGCGGGCTTGTTCCTCGGCGATGCCTTCGGCTTTCGCGGAAGCACGAATCGGATCGATGTCGATGGTCTGGATAGTGATGTCCTCGCCGGTGTGTCCTGCGGCCAATGCCGCGCGGAGCTCCGCCGTGGTGCTCACCATGATCGGACCCTTACCTGCCTTCGTATTCATGATCGTAAAACTCCTACGTGGATTGACTTCGGCGCTAACTTCGGCGAGAACCGACTCTAACGAACCGATGCGATCGGCGAGCCCAGCGGCCACCGCTTCTCGACCTACTAGCATTCCGCCTTGGCCGAAATCTTGGACGACCGTTTCCGCTGACACATCGCGGTTCCGCGCAACGGCTTCGACGAATATCGCGCCCATGTCGTCGACCATCTTCTGAACCTTCGCGCGATCCGTATCGATTCGCAGATCAAGGATCTTGCTGGGTGATTGCGAGCTCGCAATCTGATAGCGACGATAGCCGCGTCGTTGTTCCGCATCCGAATCGTCGATGTAGGTGTATACGGCACCGATGGAGCCGGCAACCGTCATTGCATCGATCACGATCTCTTGCGCCGCCGAGCCGATCCAGTACGCCGCGCTTGCCATCTGGTTTCCCGAGTAGGCCACGATGGGTTTCTCTTGCCGCGCCTTGTACACCATTTCGGCGAACTCGTTTACGCCATTGGTCGAGCCGCCCGGGGAATCGATGTTCAGCACGATCGCGCGCACCGCTGGGTCGTCGAGCATGGTGCGCAGATCCGTCGCCATCGAGTCGATGCTCGCGGCGCGAAACCACCAACTATCGAACCGCATGATCATGCCGGTGATGTTCAGGATTCCCACGCCGTCGCGGATCTCCGCGTCGCCGAGCGTGCCGGGCACGTATCGACCTCGGCGCGTCGCCACGCTTTCGACCTGTCCCATCTGTTCCGCGGCCGCGACGAGCACTTGCATACACTGCGGCGTGATCAGCCACGGCGTGCCGTTCAGCAGATCGATCGGGCTTTGGCTCACGGGGTTTCGCGCTCCTGTTCGTCGTCGGGATCCTCTTCGGGCGGGGGCGGAGTGCTTGGCCGCTGCTGCGCAGGTGTCTGCGAAATCGGCGGCGCTGCCTGACCGGGTGCCGGCGCGAGTTGCGTGCCATCGGCGCGGCGCCGCTTGAGCTCGCGCACGCGCTGCTGATACACGCCGAGCCACGGCTCGCCCATGAGCTGCATCGTCTCGATCGTTTCGTTGCTCACGCCGATGTCGATGCGCTTGCCGGCCGCGGTTGCCTCTTGCGTTTCGTCCATCGCGCCGCGTGCCGGTCCCACCCATATCGCCTGCGTGTAAGCCGCACGGCGGATCGGATCGGCGAAGTTGATGGCAGGGATTCGACCGCGCGCGACGGCTTCTTGAAACCAGAGGGCATAGTGGGGTTGGCAGAACTGCTGCACCAACCACCACCGGCGCATGGTGTAGAAACGCCACGCTTGCAGCATCGCCGCGCGCGCGGCCGAATAGCTTGAATTGTAGCGAAGCAAAAGCTCGTCGATCGGGATCTCCAACGCCGCACCGATCTGCGTGACGATCGCCAGAAAAAACGGATCATAGTTTGCGTTCGGTCGCGCCGGGTTTGCTTGCGCAATGTCCTCGCCCGGCGCGAGATCGATCACCGCCGCCGGCGCAAGCGCGATCCCGTTTGCAGCTTCGCCTAGCGCGGTATTGCCTTGAATCACCGGGATCGGGTCGCCGCGCTCGTCGACCGTCTGCTGTTCTTTTTTGATGAAGATCGTGAACATGGCTGACACCACCGCGGCCAGCAATTCGGCGCGGCTGTACTGCTCGAGCGTCTGCAGTGGTTCGAGGATCGGCGCGAGATAGGGCGCACCGCGGGTCGAGCCGATGCGGTCCTTGTCGTTCCACACTTGGAACACGCGGCGCTCACCCGTGGGTGCGAAAATGTTCCGCCGCACCCAGGCGTCGAATACGCCGACGATGCGGTCGTCCGGGTGACGGTTGCGGATATAGATCGCGACCGGTTCGCCATCGACCGTGATCTCGACGCCATCCTGCAACGTCTGCGTGTCCGGCAGGTTGTCGGGATTGCTCACGCGCGCCGGGTCGATCAGTTGGATTTTCAGTCCGTAGATACCGCCGAGCCGTTCTTTGAACGGGGTGAGTGCCCACACGTCGCCCGCGAGTAGCGCAGTAGCGAAGGCGAGCGACTGTTGCCCCGATCCGTCGAGCGTTGCCTCGATGTCCACTTCGCTCGGGTTGTCGTAGTAGAGGTGCCACTCGGTGGCGATCTTGGCGTTGAGCTCCTCCGCTGCCTCTTCGGATATTCCCAACGTTGCACCATCCACCGAGGGCACCATCATTAAGCCGGTACCGACCACGCTCGTGCGGCACCGACTGATCGCCGCGCGGGCGATGGGTTGATTTCGAAATGCGTCATAGCTACGCGCCGCCATGCGCTCGCGCTCATAGCGCGGCAGATCGGTGCGACCGCTGCCGAGGGTCGGCAGCCATGACGCGAGGGAACGCAACACTTGCGAAGCACCGCGCCACCGCGTCTCGGAGCGTTGGCGTTCGAAAGTGGACTGTGAGTTGGCGCTGAGCTTCGAAAGCTCTTTGGTGACGAGCTTCGAAAATGCGCGCTTGGCGCCACCGGTCAGCAGCTTGTCGACGACGCTCATGATACCGGGGTGATGTACAGCAGACGGTTGCGACCTTTCTTGGCTGCCGCTTCCTTGGCCGCTTCGGTCTGGTATTCGAGTTCCAGTTTTCGCAACTCGGAGAGGTCGGCCATGGTCCAGTTGCGACCGTCGAGGCTCACGCTTTGACCCGCGATCAGGATGTCGTCAATGGCATTCCTGACGAGTACGAGTCGCTCCGCATACGTTCTTTCGGCCATCGCGCATCGCCTCCTAGCTGATGCCGCCGAAAGATATCACTATTTTTCACACTTGCACGCCGCCGTTTCTTGATCCGCGCCGATTCGTCGTAGGCGTAACCGGGTTTGCCGACGGTGTTTCTCGCTTGAGGAATCGCACGCCTTCGATATGAGCCAGCAAAGCCTGCAGCGCTTCCGCGTCTAGGAAGTCATTTGTGGCGGTTTTTACCCAGTGATTTTTACCGGACGCGAGCCGCATTCGTTGCTCGCCCACGATCTGCTTGCAGTAGTCCTCCCCGATCATCGTAGGTAGATGCCACGATCCCGGCTGATCCTGCGGCCACGGAATTCGATCGTGTACCCAACCCTTAAAAAATCCGGCGTCGAAGCTCCAGACCTTCAGTCCGCGCAAAACTTTCTTGCCGTTGCGCAGGACTTCGATATCACCCGCGGAGTAAAGCTTCGAGGGTTCGTCCCGTCCCTTGGTCGCGTACGCGCGGCCGAGCCGGCGCTCGCACCACGTGTAAACCTTCTCGGTTCGGTAACCGGAATCGACCGCGAATGCATTGATTTCGTGCCCGTCGATTGTCGCTTCGGCGATCTGGTCGAGCCGGTCCCACACTTCCGTCGCTGACGTATCACCCCATATCTCGAGCCGCTGTATTAGCCAGCTTTCCATTTCGACACCCCATCCGCGGATGACGACGACGAGGTGATCTTGCTGAACGTCGCAGGTCAGGAAGATTTTCCGCACGCCACTCGGAACAATTCCCAGCTCATACAGCGAGCCGTTCGAAATATTCTGGATGGTCTCCCACGGCGGCGCATCGCCACGCACCCGGAACAACTCGCCGAAGGATAGATTGATGACCGCCTGTATATCCTTCGAGCTATGCGAGCGAACCGCTTCCATCCATTGATAGGCGCGATCTCCCCAGGACACCCACGGCGAGCAAAGGCCGCTCACCCATAGCGTATAGGACTCGGTTTCCGGCGCGTCGCCCACGACCTCACCGCCGACCACCCGTTGACCTGGCGCAATCGCGAGGCCCTGCGAAATCATCGAATCCTTGTGCGACTCATCGATCAGCGAGCCGCACTTCCAATGCAGTAATTTTGCCGATCGCTTCGCTTGGCTTGGCGTGGCGCCGGTCGCCCATCCGGTTAGATATTTCAGACGCGGCGAAAAGAACTCGCCGCAATGAGGGCACGGGACCATGTATTCGTGCCGCGTGCCGTTCTGCCAGATTCGCCACATCTCGGACGATACGTCCTCGGGTAGCGCGACCGTAAAGTGCTCGAGCCCGGTGGTGTCGTGCACCGTCGTGTCGACGCTGCCTTCGGTCGGCGAGCTCGTGGCGATCAGCACGCCGCCGGAGTGGCGATAGTTCGAGATGCGCGCTTTTGCTTGCACGACGACGCTACCGTGACCCGGCACCGGCTCGCACTTATCGACCTCATCTAGCGTAACGGTGTGCGCGGGCTGTGATGCAATCTCGGTTGCGGAACCGGACCAAGCGAACCGAAACGTCGTACCCGCAATCCGTTTCATCAGCGTTTTCTGACGCGCGCCTTGCATCTTTCGCTTGAGCGATTCGCACCCTTCGATCATCGATTCGAATTGGGGAATGATGACGTTTTGCAGGTTGCTCTTTGTCGGTCCGATCCAAAGCACCGGCGCGGGATCGTGGTCAATTTTCTCGCCGCCGATATTGAAGAGTGCCGCGGTTTTCCCCATCTGCGTGCCGCAGACAATTCCAATCAGCTGATACAACGCGGAGACCGCCGCGTCGCACGCGGGGATCATGTATGGAGTTCGTGAGGGTCGGTAGGGTCCGGGTTCAGGCGAGTCAGCCGGCATCACCCGGTTCGTCGCTGCCCATTGGCTCGGCGTCGTCCGGGTCGGTGGGCGCATGGTTAGCGCGAGGGTCCGGCATAGCTTCGAGTGCTGCCGCGCGCTTCTCCAAGAAATCAGCGCATTGAG